CATGTAGGTGCGACACTGAACAGCCAGATATCCGTACCTGCGACAGCCGGATACACCCAGTTTGCCGTCCGGGCTTATAAATCCGCGTCGGACGCAAACGCATGGAATAATAATTTTGTCGCTGAAAAAGGGGTGGGTGTTGCAAATGATGGTTCCATAGGAGCGACAGGAGCAACAGGGGCGTTTCCCCGTGACAGAGGCGTATGGGCTTCCGGACAGACTTACGTCTGGAATGCGGATTACCGGGATAAGGTCATATATCTGATAGGGGGAGTTTATTATAATTTCCTTGTAAAAAATTACGGCGCTTCCGTTACCGCTGCACCCACATCTGTCAACGGTGATTCCAATTGGGAAGCTATGCAGAAGTTTGTGAATATCGCCACTGACACCCTGTTTGCCGATGGTGCGAATGTAGCCGGCTTCATGTTCAAAGACAAGGTTCTCAAATCTTTTAATGACAAAGGTGAAACTCTTCTTATCAACGGCGTAACCGGGTATTTTAAATGTAAGAATGCAGAGATTACAGGAACAATCACAGCGGATAAAGGACGTATCGGTCCGTTCTCCATCGCTTCGGGAATATTGTCCTCAAAGATCCTTTATGAAAATGAAACAAATAAATACGTCGGTTTCAATTTGTCTGCCGGACAAATTGAGTTTTATAACGAAAGGACATTTGCAAACGTAAGAATCGGGGGAAACACGCAGTTTGTCACCATTGAAGGGATTAAGTATGATGCTGGAATTGACATACAGAGTCCAAATGCCATGATCGGGATGCACATCAAGACTCCGAGCATTCCTCTATTCGTGGAGGGAGGTAACATTTTCCTTCATCCGAACAATGACAGCTATGTTTCTCTTCGTGGCATAGTTGGCAACTGGAGGAATATCTCTGTCAAAGCTTCATTGAACAACAACGATGATAATGTGATGTTTATTAATAGAGACAATATAGAAGTGACGCTTCCTCCGGATGTTCCGGGACATACTATATACTTCAAACGTATGAGCGGCGGAGTAAGATTGACAGGAGGACGGATCCTGCCTGCTCCCGGAGGACAGGAGGTGTCTTATATTGATTTGGATTTTGCATCCGGCTTCATTAAGTGTATGGGTAATTATTGGGTTATGTTTTATTGCGGATAATTTAAATATAAAGTATGAGAATAAATTTTGCACAATTCCCTATTTATGATGGGATTAAAAAAGAAAAGCTTATAGCCAGTAACATCACTGAGGCCTTCGGTGACTGGATATATAAGAACGTAGCGGGCTTGAAGGCGCATCTCCTTGCGGAGAAAATCTTCAAGTCGACTGTAGATGGTGTGGAACTTGACGAAGAGGAGGTGGATATCATAAGACGCTCCACCTCCATGCTGCCCGGTCTGCTGGCGGACTCACTGAATGATTATCTGGATAAAAAGAAGGAGTAGTATGAAAGAATTATGGCAATTAATCAAGATGCTGTTCTCAAGCAAGCCGGGTGATTTTGATACTCCTGAGCTGCTTCCCATGAAGCATTATCCTTTCAAGAGATACCGTTTCATGATGTGGTGCGGACGGATGATATACCGTGCCGAGAACAAGGAGAACATAGATAGGTATATGCAGACCTATGCGGGTAAGGAGAGTATGACGCACGAAACCATACACTTGCGTCAGGCACAGGTTATCGGCTCATGGGTAAAATACTACTGGCGGTATTTTGTCGAGTGGGTTAAGGGAAACCCTATCTGCCATCCTGCGAGTTCGGCATATTATACCATCTCATACGAAATGGAGGCGTATGCCAACGAGGGCAATTTGGATTATCCCGTGAACTACGACGGAAGCAACCTTTCCCGGTACAAGATAAAAGGTGGCAGGAAGAAGCTGTACAAATCGATTGGCGGCACTTCAAAAGCGTGGAAAACTTATATAAGAACTTTATAAAATTTGGATATTATGAGTGATTTGAATTTAGAAAATATAGTTGGCTTTAAAGCTGTGGATAAAAACGGCAACGAACGACAGGTGACCGTCGATGAGATGACAGAATTAGTTTCCGCACGGATTGTTTCCGCTGCATCAGAAATATCAACATTTGCTGCCGCTGCGGCAGCCGGAACAGATGAGTTTGAGGACCAGTTGCCCCAGTCCGACACCTTCTCTTGGCTCCGTACTTTGGACGGTTCCAAGAACCCAACTTTGACATCTTCTTCGGCTGCCGCGAAAGTCCTGGGAGGACTGATAGGGATAAATGATTCGTGGTTTAGGAGTAGAATTCCTACATTTAAAGGAGATGTTGAAACGTTAGTAGTATCAGGAATATATGGAATAACACCTGAGTCTATTAACAATCCTATAAATGGCTATGGAATTTTATCCGTATTTTCGGTTGGAAACGAATCACGGGTTATGTACTTACTAATATCAGTAAATGGAGCGACATTTATTAGGGTGAAGTATGATAAGAGTGATAGTAAGTGGAAAAAATTAAGTTTGGCTTCCTAGACTAAATTTGCTCTAGAAGTAATTGGCGAACCGTATCTTTGACATGGATTAAAACGGGTGGTCCGGTACAAGCCGGTGCCACCCGTTTTTTTATGTCAAAAATCAAGATTAATAGCATCACTTGGAATTGATTCCACTGTTTCTAAAGAGGAACTGTATAGTTGAGTCATCGGGGCAAATAAGATATTAGCATATTGAGCCATTTCAACAAATAATGATATTGAGTTTGTTTCCTGTATGTAGGAAATCGATGATATATATCCTTTTACTCCATTAATGAGCTTACAAAAAACTTTGGTTTCGTTCCATATCATCACAGAAACAGCTATTGTAGAAACAGAACCACTAGTGCTACCTACATATAGAAAACCATTAACCCATTCACCGGGTGAACTTATATTACATTTTAAACGACAATGCAAATTATTGATTTTAGCAATATTTCTGCACACTTGATTTTTGGGCATTAGTCCATCTTTTGTCGGTGTTGTAACACCAATCAGTCCTCCCAGTGCTGCCGTTTTGCAAGTTCGTTTGTACGAATAGTAGTAATCAAATATCTTTTGTAAGATTGACTTTATACCATTTTCTACTATTATCTCCTCTTATAAAAATAGAAAAAGTTGATCCTGTATACTCTGTAACTATTTGAGTTTTACTACCATCGGACAATACAATCAGATTACCCCATGATTGAGAAAATGGCGCATTGGTATATTCCCCACTAAGATTATATATTCCGCTCCGCCAATCGTATTTAAATCAGTACCGGGATTTATACCCCCTTTTATCGGGAAAAACTTCATCAGTTCTCCCAGTGCGCTTCAATAAAAGAAAAAGTGTCAACTATTATAGAACGCTAATTTGTTCAAAATTGGATATATCCCCGCTATACACTTCTACAATCCTTCCATTGAAAGGGATAACATAAAACTTAAAGCCACCATCGCCACCACTTGCATAAACATTTCCATCACTATCTTTTTTGAAAGAAATAGTATTACCAGATGTAGCATAAATCTTATAAATTCGATCTACTTCCATAACATATAAAGAAGTTGTGTTGGTCCTGTCTGAATGCCCACCGACAATGCCATAAAATGGATACTCCAATTTATACACATTATCGGATGAGTATCGAAAATAAGGGATTCTTGATACTCCTCCTGCTGGCATTAATCCTTTCTTCTCATTACTTGCAGTAGGCAGAAGTTCTCCCAGGTCGAGAGTTGAGAGACTATTATGTCAAGATATAGTTATAGGATTTGATAAGTCTATAGTGTTTTCATATTCTTCCCCATAGCTTACATTACCCATTGAAGCATCTAAAGTTACATATAGATCCGGTATAGAATCAGGTATAAACATGTAAATTGATTTATCAACCCTATAAAAAGAAAAACCGCTAATATTACCAGCAATAAGTTTTCCTGAAACCCATCGACCAATATTGTTGGTTGCTAAACATAGTATGATATAAAAATATGATCCGTTTCCATAATTTGATACTTTAACATTAATAATAGATCCGTTCCAATCATTCACTGAAATTATCTTCACATATTTACCTTTTAATTCTGTTGCGCCATTAACAACATAAGAGTTTGGGATTGCACAGTAAAGTTTAGGACTCATCAACCCGCTTTTATTTGATGTTGCAGTCCCTATCAGTTCTCCCAGAAGTGGATTAATCAGGTGTAGGTGTAATTATTTCACCTGTAATATTGGAAAAATCAGAAAAGTCTATTGTTAAGAAATTCGGTCTTGTTCTTCTAACTAATGATACCTTATACGAGATGGAAGAATCATCCGACTTAGGTAACACATACAATTTACTATTTGCATATTTAAAATCGCACCAATGCATCCCCATATATTTTATTTCTATGTTTTTAGATCCAGTAGGTATTGACATCACTCTATAAAATGCAGTATTAGCTCCCGAATAGACATATATTTCTATCAACGAAGAAGAAGTATATAAACCATTAGAATCAGCTTTATAGTCAATAATCAGACCTTTTCCTCTTTCTATATCAGTTACTGCAAATATTTTACTCATTAATCCATTCTTATTAGCCGTAGCTGTACCTATCAGTTCTCCCAGCTCTCGATTTTTGGTTAGAATCATGTCAAAGATACGGTTTGCCAATTACTCTAAACAACATCAACAGAAATTCGTAAATAACTGAATTTGGAGGCTGGTGAATTGTTGATAATTGTAACAGTATTGCCTTTTTTCAACAAACATATTCTGCCTTCGATGTTACTATTCAAGTTAATGATTCCTTCAAACAATGCCGAAATCGTATCATTCCATTGTGCTGGAATTATAGATATACTAGGGTTATGATTCAAGGGGGAAAATAAGATTAATATAGATGGATCATATATTTGTAAATCTGTACTTTCCCCTGTTTTTAATTCAAATTTTCCCTTATATATATTCATAGTTCCACTTGGCAGAAGTCCTCCCAGAAGGATTTGTATCAATGACTTTTGTATTACAATATTATTTTAAATGTTTGTTGGTCTATATATCGTTTATTCTGTTCTTTTTTTCATATAATGAT